ATCATCATTAACTGAAAGATCTGCTTGTCTTTTTATGACATCAAACCGAAGACTGTACACATCATCAGGAGTTGGTCCTACTAGTACCTGCGTATCACCACTAGCATCAAGACCGTTGTAGGTGTAGTACCGTGGTGCGCCTTCTGCTGCACTGCTAATATATAATTGTTCGTTAAACCAGTCTTTTGTCTGGTAGTCCATAAACAAGTTACTTGTGTCGTTAAGAACACACATAACTTTTACATTATCACCACCACCTGTTAATGAATAGGTATTGTCCGATGCAGTAGTAGAAATAGTAATTGTCTCACGTAAAGCAGACCAGTCAGTTGCTTCCTCTACTAGCTTTTTCGCATCATTAATAAAATCACCTACCATCTTAACGTAGGTAGTGCTGGTAACTGACGTGGTTTCTTCTTCACGCAATCGACGCAATACGTTATTCATTAAGTTAAGGTACGTCATACCAGCATTCCTCGTGTACGCCTAATTAATTTTTGACCTTCTTCGTTATAATCTAATGCAGGAGTTTTAATAGCTAACGGAACTATTTCTGTTCTTCGAGGCGTTAATCCTTTCATAAATTCTTGAAAAGGTACTGGCTCTGGTGTGCCTGCACCACCTAAAGCAGAAAAACCAGCACCCATTGCAGTTAACAAACCAATATTTCCACTTGTAATTTGTTCTTGCAGTTCCTGTTGCTCTTCACCGTACACTCTTTCAAACTCAGCTTGACGTGTTAATATTTCTTCACGTTCTTCTTCTGCCAAGCCTAGTCGTGTAGTAACACTGTCTCTAAACTGACCAAACGCTTCAGCCTGACTAATCTGACCTTGCTGTAGACCAACTAGGTTTACGTTGAACTCTTCTTGCAGATCAGAAAGAGACAAACCTAGTTCAGCAAACCGTTGTTGACTGTCTGCACTAAGTGCTTCTACTTGACCACCAACACTAATTATTTCCTGAGCTAGTGCTAAACGGTCCTGCTGTGCTTGACCAAACTGTTCTGTTGTGTACTGCTGGTAAGCGTCAAATGCTTCTTGTTGCGTTATTTGTCCTTGACGCAGTGCTTCAATGTTTACGTTAGTACCGGCAAACAACTCCTCTATGCTTTGGTCCTGCTGTTGGAACCGTAGCATCATGTCGTCACTAAGCTGAGTTACGTCACCACCGACAGCTATAATTGCCTGTTGTAGCTCCTGACGCTCTTCCTGTGCCGTAGTAAACTGTTGGCCTATAGACGTACGCAGTTGATCTAGTGCTTCCTGCTGCGTTATTTGTCCTGCCTGTAGTGCTTCAATGTCAACACCTACGCCAGCAAACAAGTCGGTAATAGTGCCGCCAAAGTCTGCAAACATTTGTTGCATGTCAGCACTTAGTTGTGTAATGTCACCGTTAGCCGCAATAATAGCTTGCTGTAGTTGTTGACGTTCAGTCGATGCAAGTTCAAACTGCTCTGAAGTAAACGACTCAAACTCATCAAAGCGTCCTGCTACGTCTTCTTGCAAAGATATTAGGTCAGTGCCTAGCATCTCTAGTTCAGCACTGAGTCCACCTTCTACTGCTGCAAGAGACTGGATTAGAGAAGCTTCAAGTCCTGTAATACTAGCTAAAAACTCTGCTTCTTGGTCGCTAAACTGTGTAGCAATACCGTTGATAGCGTCATCAAAACGGTCGTTAAGATCATCAAAGCCAGCTTGTACGTCCGCAGAAGTAGCAAAACCAAAGCTGTCTACAATACCACGTACGTCACCCTCTGATAGTCCTTCAGGAAACTCTATGTTAGCGATAGCTTCGTTAACTACGTCGCCTACGTCTTCAAGAGAAATACCTTCAGGTATACCGTCAATAGCCTCTTGGATTAGCTGTCGTACTTCTTCAGCAGTTGCGCCCTCAGGTATAACAATGTTAGAAACAGCGTTGTCAACTATTTCTCGTACTTGCTCAGGCGTAGCGTATCCGGCCTCTGCCAAGGCTTGTAACATACGATCTTCTGTAACAAACCCTGAGTTAGCCAGTGCGTTAGTAATGTCGTCTGGAGTAGCATAACCTGCTTCTGCTAACGCTTGTATTACCTGCTCTGGTGTAGCAAAGCCAGCACCTTCAATAGCCTGCTGTACCTGCTCTGGCGTAGCAACACCAGCCAACGCTTCTGTCAACTGCTCTTGTGTCAGGTAACCTGCATCGGCTAACTCTTGACGTATACGATCAAAGTTCTGCTCTGACAGTGTGACACCGTTAATTTCAAAGTATTCAGCAATGTCCTCCATTGTAGGCATTGCATCAAAGTCAGGCAGTGTCTCAACAAAGTTTTGAATAATCTCGTTGATTTGCTCTTGCTGACCTGTAAACTCTTCGTCTAGCTGTGCCAAGAAGTCAGCAAACAAACTCTCAATATCAGTTGGAGTAGGCTCTGGCTCAGGTTCGTCTGTAGGAGGCTCAGGTTCAGGCCCTGGCTGATCTGTAGGTGGTTCTTCTACAGGTGGCTCTGGTTCTGGCTCAGGCTCTGCAGGCGGCTCTACAGGAGGTTCTTCGTCACCCGGTAAGTCATCTTTATCAGGGTCTTCAATTGTACGAGGAATGTCGAAGTAGTCGTCTAAAAAGTAGTTGTACCGTGACTCTTCATCCATTAACTTCCAGTCACCGGGAAGTACACCTCCTTCTTCTTCGTAACGTGCTACCAGATCTTCTATAGAGTACTGATAGATATCTTCTTCTAGTGCATGAAACGATAAATTGTTTAGTAATTCTTGATATCTACCTGAATCAACTATTTCTAAACCAGTGTTCTCTAGCTGCTCTCTGGTGTATTGACCATTAAACTCAAAGTCTAAATCTTCGCTTTCACTCAGTACAAAAAACTCGTCACCTTCTTTGCTTACAAAAACATTGTTACCCCTGTTAGTAAACATAAGGGTAGGGTCTTGTTCTGTTTCTACTTCTTCAGTTAATGGAAGATCAATGCCTGCTTCTGATAACACACGTTGTATTGTAGGAAGAACCGGACTACCTGAACCAAACACTGTTGTTAAAACGCCGGGTAACCAAGTAGGGAGACTAGATCCAAGAACAGAAGTTATTACACCACTAACAACCGTACCTGTTGTAGTAGCGTCTGCTGTTCCTTCTAAAACGTCTTTAATTGCACCAAAAACTCCACTTACGGCACTTTCAAGAATACCCTCTTCGCCGTCTTCTTCGTTATAAACGACAGCATCAAACACATCAGTAATAACGCCGCCCATTGCGTCAAGAACATCTTGAACACTAGCTTCTCCTGTTAGTACGCCCTCAATAGAGTCTACAACGCCTCCTATAGCGTCATTAACTTGACGTACTTTACCTTGAATATCTGGTATAAAAATAACACCGGCACTAGGAAGCCAACTAGGAAGACTAACTCCGGGAATGTAACCTTTTAAGTGTTCAAATATAGTTTCAAGATTTACGTCACTTATTGATCCTATTTCACTAATGTCTACAGTAACACCGGCACCACCTCTAATTACCATTCCCTGAGGAACAGAAGTAACTGGAGTTGCGGCACTTGGTCCCAATAAACCTAAAGCATTTTGTTCTATTATTAAATTAGTTAGTTCACCGGGGTCTTCCATGTCCGCAAGTTCTTTAGGATTGTCAACCATTGTGTCAACAATCTCTTGCGCTCTGTCAAAAGCTTCAGTTACGTACTGACTTAAAATTTGTCTAGCTTGCGTACTGTCTTCTGGTGCTACGTCAATGTTACCTGCAATTCGGTCTAGTATTTCTTCAAGGCTTTCTTCACCTGCTCCCCATATTTCAACATAGTCTGCCCAACGAAAACCTGTGTTAAAAAGATCGTAAAGACGGGTTCTTAAATCAGGACCGGGATCTCTGCCTTCTTCTTCTGGAATAGGGCCGGGATCTTCAATGTTAGCTGTTGTACTAGCATTAGGGTCAAAAGGACCAGTTTCACCGGGCTGAGTCTTTGTAGGGTCTCTGCTTGGGTTTCCTGTTAGCATACCACCCAAAGAAGCATCAGCTTCGGCTTTAGTATTAAATCGTTGCGTAGTGCCACCGGGATTGTCATCACGGTAATCATTCAGATCATCACGATCATCAAATACTCTGCCGTCATAAACGTAATACATTTATTTTTCCCTCGACACGCCCTTGGTTTTTTCATAAGAACGCATAGCACCAAGACCAAGCATACCCATAAGTACAGGCATCATAGTCTCTAGGTCAATGAGTGGTATAGTGACTTCAACAGCCAACAAAGCTAGTGCAAAGTTGGTAAAAGGAATGACCATAAAATTACCAGTCATACCCAAGACACAACACCAGCCTACAGCAGGTCTCCAACCAGAGACAAACAAGGACTTGTGTGCTGCTTCTACTTTGTTAACCTCTAGCTGTGCCTTAGCAAGCTCCTGAGCGTGTCTCTGAGCCATTGTAGCGACTTCGTGGGCCAGTTTAGCCTTCTGGTCCTTGTCTTCTACAAACTTGTCTAAAAGCCCTGTGATAGGCCCTATGAGTGCTTCTATCATCGAGCAAACTCTAAGATAGCAATAGCCACAGTGACAATGACAGCAATAGACGCAAAGCCTCCTGTCATCATCCGTTCTAGTTTGTCAAAGCGTTGGTTATGTGCGTCCAATTGCATCTGGATCATTTCATAACGAATGCTGCACTCACGCTCATGAGCCTCTAAACGCGATATAGCTTGCTCTAGGTTTGACATGACTATTCCTTATTGTTAATTACCAAGGCATTCCGTCAGCAGACACAGGATTTTTTTGCCCTTCAATGTTTGCCAGAAGTGCGGCTTCAGTGTCTTCTTGGCTGACTTCTTCATGTACCCAGCCCATAACGACTTCTTCTGTCAGGTCAGCGTAGGCAATAAAGTCATCAGCATCAGCGTCAGGTGTAAAGCCACACGTGCCATAAGACGAGGCGGTGAATGTGTCTTCACCAACAGTTTCAGATTCAGTAACACGCCAGTGTGCCACTGTAACGCCCCCTGTCGATAATTGTCTTTCGAGATTTGCGATAGTCCATGTAGCCATTAGGTTTCTCCTTCAAGTTGTGCCACTCTGGCACGTAGTGATTGAATTTCTTTAACAAGCATTGGGACTAGCTTTGAGTAGTCTACGCCCATCATGTCGTCTGAGTCAGAGTCTCCACTGACTGCCTCTGGTGCAACGCTTTGTAGCTCCTGAGCAACCATGCCGTACTTCTGGTGTGACCCGTCAGCCTTCCAGTCAAACGAACGTACTTGGATAGCGTCGATGTCGTCAGAAGCAGAAGGTGCATCTACGATGTTTTCTTTGAGGCGTTGGTCTGATGAGGTGTTGTATAGGACAGCGGTTGTGCCTGATTGACCAATAGAACCTATGATTGAATTATTATAAGAAAAAAGTGCGTAACTAAAACCACTTGCAGCACCATCTGGATGTCCAATGTTTATTGTTGTGCCAGTGCCTGAATTATTTTGTACCTGAAAACCTCCTGCAACACTTCCAGTTACTCCACTGGTAGTCCCCACAAGCAAGTTGCCAGAGGCATCAAACCTACCGTACTCAGCAAAACTGCCAGCAGAGCCTTTTCTAAAGATGTGCGCCACGCCTTCCAAAACCAATGAAGTACTGCCATCAGTCCCTGCTGTAACAGCATTGCCTATGTATGCATTGCCTGATAGGTAGAGGTCTTTGAAGCGTGCGCCTGTGTTGCCAATATCGACTGTTGCGTCGGAATCTGCATTATTAACATACGGCAAAATTCTAGCGTTACCGCCACGGAAACCAGCGCCACCAGCACCCGGCTTTAAATCAATAAATGTATTACCAGATTTACTACCAATACTACCGACTGTTGTGCCGTCCTTCTTTAAATCTACAAGCGAGCCGTCGGAAGATTTTCTGTTAATAATTAAGGCGGGATTTACGTTAGCAGTAGCGGATGTTCTTGTAATTCTTGTAATGCCGTTAGAGGTTGCTTCAAAACCATTTGTACCAATGTCTGAAGACGTTTTCCCCACCAACAAGTTGCCAGAGCTATTAAACCTAGCGTACTCACTAGTGCCTGCGGCATTTTGGAAATTATGCTGTCCTGATTTGTAATACAAAATACCAGAGGCTTGTTTAATTTGTCCGTTAGAACCATCTGGAGAAATAGTAGTA